AGACAGTTTACGTTTCTGTTTACGAGCAACTTCTTTATCAGCATCGGATCCACTATTCCACAGTTGGCGATTCAGTTCACCAACAGGATCCTTTTTGTTAAGGGTGGTCAGACTGTTCTCAATGTACCAACCACCAGGGCCTTGGAATGCATGACTCCATACTTGAGCCCAGGGAATATCTTCACCTTCAGGCGCAGGCAAGAATCGAATAACAGCATAACCATTACCAGACTTATCCATTTCTGGTTTCCAGAGGCGTTCATCAGCACCACCACTACTCTCTGGACTAGAAATCTTTTCGATTTCTCGGGTCAGTTTCTCAAGATTAGAAAAGGATTGTTTCTTAAGAGTTGAAAAAGACATTCGTATTCTCCGTATTGTTTGTATTTGTCGTGTATTTCACCCGACCATGATATCATACTCTATTTAGGATCCCTTGTCAAGCATGTCACTGGGTTTCTGGAGACGATCCTGCATGGAAGTCAGGATGTCCAACAGACTCTGAGACCCGAACGCCTTGGCAAGGGCGTCCATGTTGTTTCTGACGGCGGTGGCAACAGGATCATCAGTGAGTTTCAATCTCATGTAGAGAATTTTTTGTTTCTCGATGAGTTCTTTAAGTTTGGAAAGAAAAAACTTCTTTTCCTCAACTGACATAGAATCGAATTTACTGATATTAGATTGCAAATCTTCAAATCTTAGTTGAATATCTGCAATCTCTGATCTTATCATCGGTTCGTCGAAAAATGGCATAGGATTTTTTCCTTTAAACTAAACTTAATTTTAGTGAAGTTAATAATCAAGAATGGTCTGTACTTAATCATCATTTTCTTTATACTAGGCCAGAAAATTTGTTCGGCAATCTGTTTGTCGAAGTTTTTAACATAACCAATCATTTCATCTAAGATAATCATCGTTTCAATTGATACCTTTTTAGCAAGATATTTTTTTAAGATGATTGGATGCTGACCATTTTTAACTTCAAATAATTCATCAAATGTATTTACTTCATTCAAAAGATCATCAACTTCACTAGAGACTAGATAGGAAATGCTATCTATTTTTCTCCTCCATTGAGAGTAAATTTCTTCACCCTGTTGTTTAGTTATAGATCCAACCCAAGTATTTACATCATATACAAAATTAGAGACAAAGTAATCTCTTACTCTGTCTCCGTCATACTTATTACACAGTTTTTGAAAGAAGTATTTGTCTCTTCTAACATTAAATTTTGATTCTGTAGTCTTTACTTTACCATTAAATTTAAAGTAATCATATGTATCAGAGGTGAAGTGCAACTTCAACGCAACATACATTTTATAGACTTCGTAAGCATTCACAGTGGTAATACAGCCCTCGATGTTCTTTTCATGAAATTTAATTGTTGTGCATCATATTTAATTTTTTCTTTGAGAGGTTTAGAAATCAGTTTGTTAACTGTTTCGATCTCAATTGAATTGGTTTCGCAAAAATCAACAACCGCTTCAATATAATTGAGTCCACTACTCTTAACGAGAGTCTCAATCTCATCAGCAAATTTAGTTGGTGTCATAAAATTGTCTTCTAAAAATTCTTCAAGGCTTTTGATACTATCCATACACTTTTTTATACTCGTCTATGTATTGTTTTAAGATTTGCAAATAATAATTGATATTCTTTTTTACAAACAGTTGAGTACAACCAGTCTCACATGAGATGATAGTAACAATTTGTTCTGGTTTTATTCCAAATCTTTCATAGTACATGACAGCATATGCTGTTTCTTGTACGAAATAATTTTCGATTTGATATTCTTCTTTTTCCTTCGATGATGTCTTAAAATCAATGACAGACAGAACACCATCAAACTCTGCAATACAATCGACTCTTCCAGCTAATTGGAGATAGTCACTATAGAGAGCAGATTCTAACAGATGAATATTATTTATACGGTCAAGAGTCTTCTTGGCCGATTTAAACATAGTGTATGGAAGTGGGGATTGCATTTCAACAGTCTCATCTAGAGAGTTGTTCAAATACTTCTCTATTATATCATGAAACTTGTTCCCTCGGGAAGAGGCTCTAGTACTAATTCGATTAGCTTCTTCTTCGCCAACTTTCTTTCTCCATGCAGCGATAGAAGATCTCGACCTAATACCAGTCACTGTGGTAACAGATGAATACCTGTTACCTTCTGGTGTAAGATAATACCTCTTATCATTAACAGTTTCTGATAAGAGGTCTAGTGGTTCAACAAGTTTCAGATGACAAAATTGCATTAATATCCCAGCTTAATTTTACTAATTAGATAACTCCTTACAAGACCAGAGCGAACAATATCTTCAACACCAAACTCAACACACTCAAACTCTTCCATGGTTTGAAGAATTTTCATGAAGTCAAGGATTCCATTCTTCTCATTGTTCTTCACTAAGTCAGACTGAGTATAGTCTCCTGAGAAAATAATCTTTGTATTCTGACCTACACGAGTAATGATAGAGTCAAGCTCGTGGAAATTTAGGTTAGAAAATTCGTCTACAATAATAATGCAATTATCAAGAGTAACTCCCCTGATAAAAGAAGTAGACCAAAAACTAATAGTTTCTTGGGATCTAAGATTGTCATAGAGCATTTCAAACTGTTGATCATTTTCCATTTCGAACATGTATTTTACCATGTTCTTATATGGAATCTGATAGAGAGAAGACTTATCTTCATGATCTCCTGGAAGGAAACCAATCTCTCTAGTTGGAACTAAAGAACGAACAATATAAATTTTCTCATATGGATTTTCCAAATTGAGAACATCTTTAAGAGCAAGATAAAGAGAAATAAAAGTCTTTCCTGTACCCGCAGCTCCATGAAGAACTAAGTTTTTATCCTTAGAATAAGCTTCAAATGTCTTTTCCTGATTCTCAGTTAACGGATTAATATTAATCAGTAACTCTGAATTGATAGGTTTTTTACGTCTCATTTGTTTTGCGGACATGTTACTAACATCTGAGGAAGATCTTTTCTTTCTTACTGGCATATTAGGTATAGTTACTAAGGTTTGCGCGAGGGTGTGCTTTCTGCACCTTACTCATAACTTCTTTGAATCCATCTGACTGTTTTGGAATACCATAAGTTACTCCACCTACACCAGCGGACCAGTCTTTATCCCAGTCAGGATTTTCTTTTTTCCACTGATCATACTCAGACATTGACATGTAGAGTTCTTTAGTTTCACCAGTGTCTTTGTGTTTAACAGGATATGTTGGCATGATTAAACCAGGCAGGTTGGACAGAAGGAGATTTCCATTTCGCAAAAGAAACTTTATCTCCAATATAGTAGTTACGATAGGATTGAATACTATCTCCCTGTACTTTGTATTTATCAGGCATAGCAGGAGGGGGGTCAGTCCATCCACGTTCAGGAAGATTGTTTGGATTCTTCATTAGGTATGCCTTTAGTTTTTCGGTCGAATGAAACTTACCGTACCGTCTTGTATATTCAATACAGCATTGTTCAAAGAGTTCGAATAACCATTTGTAATGGGAAGAAGAACTTCTAACCCAAATAGCAGAAGGATGATTAATATGACAGGCCTTATAGAGATTTGATTCTCTTGGTTCGTCAAGTTTGAATCGTTTGACTTTCCTACCTTTGTTAGAAACATCATAAAAAGAAATCCCATCGAGAACTCGATGAGCAGTTGAAAGAAGTTGTGCATATTCTACAATCATTTTTACAACATGTTTGTCAACATGTTCTTGAGCACAGATCACAGGGTCATAACTAAGGTAGAAAATGTTCATTGTTCTTCAGATTTTACGTCAAACTCTTCTTTAATTTTAGAACGAATCTTTTGATAAAAATCTAGAATCTCATGATTACTATTGTATAGTAGACCACATTCTTTGGCTAGATCAATCACTTGTTTGTTGTTCATCAGTCAATCCTCAATGAAGGTTGTATATCATCACAATTGCATGGAAGTTCTTTCCACCCAAGAGCTTCGGCAACATTAGGAAATACGCAAGAGAAAATACACTTGATATCTTCTGCAATTTGCATGTGTTCCTTCTGAGTCCCGTGCGCTGACCTTAGTTTAACATAATGGATCCATGACCGGCAAGAACCTGTCATATAAATCTTTGTGGGCGTTGCAAGAGGAAGAACGAAACGAGCACACTCTTTAGCAATACCAGCATCAAGCATATCTTGATACAGTTTCATCGCTTCACCAAAATGATGTTGCATTAGAATCTGATACTTTTGAACAGTGAAAGGATCTACATCAGCAATACTGTTCTGACGATTCTTTGTATCCTGACGACGAAGTTCTGGTACAGGAATGTCACCTAGCAAAGAACTGTCAGCATAACGCTGAGAAAATTCCTGGAAAGTAAATGAACGGTGACGAAGAATCTGGGCAGCAATTCCACGAGTAGTTTCAATCTCAACTGTCATTGTTGACTGTTCAAACACAGACCAATGTTGATGATCAATACAATACTTAAGCAACTTGGCAAAATTTGGATTCTCCTGGTTGGATGGATTACTTACCCTAGCAATGTAAGCCATAGTCTTTTCTGCAT